CGCGGTAATCAGGTGACACTAGCCACTCGCCGGTTGCGGTATTGACTATGCCATAGTAGTCAATAGCCTTGCCGCCTGATACGCGGTGATGTAATCCATTACGGTGAAAGACTTCATAAGTATTCATAAGTTTCTCCCTTACTTACGGCGCGACTTAGCGCGCTTGACATTAGTAGTTACGGTGACCTTGCCACCCTTGACATTAGCCTTAATTACTAGGCTGAAAGTCTTGGTGAGTCTTGCGGTGAGCGTTGCGGTCATTGTGTCTCCCTTGCGGTGTGTGTCTTACTTGGCAGAGTATTCCAGAGTTATGCGGTAAAGTCAAATTAGTTTATGACTTACTTGATTACAGTTTGGTAACTAATCAACCCCCCTAACCCTCAACCCCTGAGCCTATGCACTAGGGGATAGATACCCCCTAACCCTAACCCCTACCTATGACTATGCCTTAGTACTAACCCCCTGCCCTTATTCCTAGACATTGACATAGACATTGACATAGGCATTGACCTGACTTGACATTGACCTGACTTCGCTTGATGACTTGACCTAATGACATTGACTTGACATTGACATAGACATTGACTTGACATTGACCTGACTTAATTAGTTGATGACTTGACATTGACCTAATGACTTGACATTGACCTAATGACTTGATGACTTGATGACATTGACTTGATGACATTGACCTAGTCACTTGATGACTTGACTTCGCTTGATGACTTGATGACATAGCCAGAAACTTTAAGAAACTGCCAGCCAGAAAGATTTAGCGCACTTTATGACTTGCCTGAAGCCAGAAACTGAAGCGAACTTTGATGCTGCCGATACCGAATCCGGAAACGATTTAGACTCCGGTGAAATCATGGCGCAGCCTTCTGACCCGTCAAAGTCATTTTAATGTAATGTTCAGATTTCCTCTCCTGCTGTCTAATATTCTTCCGACTCTCCCTGCTATACTTCCTCCGATGGATAAAAACGCTCAGATGTGGATTTGCCAAGTTTGTGGGCAGAGGTATGTTGTGCCTTCTCTTGCTCGGTATTGTGAAGAGAAACACGCCGAGAGTTCTGTTTGACACTCGTCAGATTATGGTGTACAGTTCTTCTATGAATACACAGAAACCATTGCCTCAAACTGAGATTGAGTTTTTAGACTCTCTCGCTAAGACAAGTACCAACGATTTTCATTCTCGCCTTCGGGCGTTGTGGGAGGCTGGTTGGTCTCTTTCTGTCCTTGGGAATGCTGTCTCTCCGAAGCGTCCTCGTGCGACGATTCATTATTGGGTGAGGAAGGCTTCTCTGAAGTCTTTGTCTGTTCCAATTCCAAGTCCAGAGTTCACTAGGTCTCTTTCTCTTGCTTTGGCGAGTGAGGTTGAGGGTAAAACTAGGACAATTGCCCCTACTGTGACTCCTGAGGTTGCTGCGCGTCTTGCGTCTTTGTCTTTGCAGGCTCGCCGTTATCGTTCTCGGACGACTGAGGGTAATAGGTTTGCTGTTGCGAATCGTGAGTTTACTGTTTTGTGTAAGGAATTGCGTTCTCAGGGTGTTCCTGCGGTTGATATTGCTCAGGCTGCGGGTATTTCGTATCGGGCTGTGGCTCGTCGTATCGCTAAGTAATCTGAAGGGTGTAAAGAGTGGCTCAGACTCTCCTTTCTGATGATTCCGATTTTGTTGTGGTGATTTGGGAGAATCGGAAAAGCGGTACTGGAAGGCTTTTTGAGACTATTTCTAAGTATGGGTCTCAGTTTCCTGTTGCGTGGAGATTTTTGCATCTTCAGACTAAGTATTCAGGGTTGCTGCCTAATGCCCGAATTGTCCAAAGTGAGCAGGAATTGTTGGAGTGGTGTAAGCCTCCGTTGATTCACAATACTGACCGTGATAAGCCGTTGATTGTGCCTGTCCGTTTTGCCCGAGTTGTTTTGGGCTGGGAGAATTTCGATGTTTGGGAGGTGGAATAGATGTCTGACTTGTTTCCTGCTGTTGTTGCCGTTTATCCTTCTTCTTTTTTGAGTGGTCGAGAATTTCCGTATGAGGGGATTGGCGTTTTTGATGATGGCGGTACCCGATTTACAGAATGTAGAGTTATTGTTCATAATAATCTTTTAATTGTCGGAGCCGATACTGCTCGTGGTGCTCAGATGGTTTTTAAGGCTGAAGTTAACTCTGTCACTAAAGAGGGCGGGTACACAAGGGTGTATACGACTAATGGTGATTTGGTTGTTTTTACTCCAAGTAAGGGTTGCGGCTGTGGGTCTCGGCTTCGTTCTTGGAATCCGTATGGAAATGTTGTGAGGTCTAGCCGTGGTTAGTGTTTTTGAGTTTGCTGTTTTGGCTTTAGCAATTTTTCGTGTTATTCGTTTTGTCATTAAGGATTATTTGTTTGATTCTTTTCGGCAAAAAGTTTGGGATAGATTTCCCCCTGAGTCCACTAAGACTGGTTATTTTTTAACTTGTCCTTGGTGTGTGGGGTTTTGGGTTTCATTAGCCTTCTATTCTTGTTATACAATTGTCCCACTGCAGACTATGTGGATTGCTGTGCTTTTTGCACTATCTACTTTGGCTGGGTGGTTGTCCGCGCTTGATGACCGTTTTTAAGGCTGTCAGGCTCCGCAACACTATGATGTAAAGGATTTTTTGTGGGCGTTTTCAGTTCATCTACACCAGCAAAATCTGCACCGTATTCAATTCCTCGTCCTTTGACTGCTGCCGCTGTGCAAATTAAGGTCAATGATAAGGCTGAATTCGAGCAGTTTCGCGTTCGTAGAAGTGCGTCATCTTCTGCTTGGCAGCAGGAGGCTTGGGAGTACTACGACGCTATTGGTGAAATTAAATACGCCTTTAACCTTGTTGCATCTGTGGTATCGAGAATTCGTATTTATCCTGCGATTGTTTCAGATATGTCTGAGGCTCCGAATCCTTTGAATCGTGTTGAGTCTATTGACCCGAATCTTGCTGCTGCTGCTGAACGCGCTCTTGCTCGTCTTGATTCTGCTTATGGCGGTCAGGCTGGTTTGTTGCGTGACGCGGCGTTGAATCTTTCTGTTGCTGGCGAGTGTTATCTTGTTCAGATTCCAGAGCGCATTGGTACTGGTGTCCCAGAGTCTTGGGATATTAAATCTATCGATGAAATCATGGTTGACCCTAAGGGTGGATTCCGTGTTGTTGGTCGCCGTGAGGCTACCGTACAGAATCAGCGTAATGGCGCTGGTGCTATTGCTTTGAGCGGCAACGCTTTTGTTGGTCGTATCTGGCGTTCTCATCCACGCTTCTCTGACGAAGCCGATAGTTCCTTGCGCGGTCTGCTCGACCTCTGCGCTGAACTGCTGCTTCTAAATCGCACCTTCCGTGCTACGGCTCGAAGCCGTTTGAACGCAGGTGCGCTTTACTTGCCAGATGGTTTGGCTGTTTCTAACAGCATGCCTGCTGGAGATTTGCCGTATGGTGACGAAACAGATGTTGACCCTGCGTTGTTAGCGGAGGAAGCGGAAGATAATTTCGAGAATGAACTTATTGATGCGATGACTACTCCTATTAAGGATGAGGATTCTGCTTCGGCTGTTGTTCCGTTGATTATTCGTGGTCCTGCTGAACTTGGTGACAAGATTAAGCAGTTTAAGTTTGAGCGTTCTTTTGACCCTGCTTTGGCGCAACGCGCTGACCGTGTTCTTGAGCGTATTTTGCAAGGTTTGGATGTTCCTAAGGACATTGTTACTGGTTTGGCTAATGTCAAGTATTCGAACGCACTTCAGATTGATGAGACTTTGTATAAGACTCATATTGAACCGTTGATGCTTCTTATTGCTGATGCTTTGACTGTTGTTTATTTGCGTCCGTATTTGATTGCTAATGGTTACACTCCTTCTGAAGTTGCCAATGTTGTTGTTTGGTATGACCCTTCTGCGATTGCGACTCGTAATGACCGTGCAGCGGATGCTGATACTGGTTTTGATAAGGGCGCAATTTCTTATGATACTTGGCGACGCACTCACGGGTTTACTGATGCTGATGCTCCTTCTCCAGATGAGGTTGTGCTTCGCACGATTTTGGAAAAGGGTATGGTTTCGCCTGAGTTGACTGAGGCTGTGTTGGCTGCGGTTGCTCCTGATGTTTTGAATAAGGCGCGTGAGGTTCAGCAGGAAACTTCGGCTGGTCCTGTTCCGCCTGATGTTCAAAATATTTTGCAGGGTGGTCAGCCTGTTGCTCCTTCTGAGGGTGCTCCTGTTGCTTCTGAGGTTCCTGTTGTGTCTCCTGAGGATATTCAACCTGCACCTGATGTTCCTGCTGATGCTGGTGAGCCGCCTTCTATGGATGCGTTTGGTTTTTCTGCTAATGGTTTGACGGCTGCGGCTGGTGAGTGTCCGCCTGCGACTCAGGATGTTGTGATTAATCTTGATAATCGTAAGAAGGCGATTGATGGTGCAATGTATGGCCCTCTTAATCCTGCTGAACCTAACACTAAGTATTGGAAAGAGATTGCTGGTGAGTGGCGGGTTACTGTAGCGGAGGCTAAGAAGCAGCGTTGCGGTAATTGTGCTGTGTTTATCCAGACCCCTGAGATGATGGCTTGTATTGAGGGTGGTTTGACGGATAATGCTGATGAGTTTGACGCGATTGATGCGGCTGGCGAGTTGGGTTATTGCGAAGCGTTTGATTTTAAGTGTGCGTCTGCCCGTACTTGTCGGGCTTGGATTGCTGGTGGTCCTGTCACTGAGGAGGGCGGCGAATAATGTGTGCTACTTGTGGTTGTCGTCCGAAAAATAAGGATTCTGAGGAAAATTTAGCGTCTAAGAAGTCTGGCGCTTCTACTCCTGCTCCTAAGAAGGACAGGATTTAT